CTTCTCTTCTAGATTTGAAAAATGGCGACACGGTAAGCCGTCATCTAATTGACGGGGATGTTGTACTTTTCAATCGTCAGCCCTCACTACACAAGGCTTCTATGGAGTGCCACCGTATTCGCGTTCTACCTTATTCTACATTTCGCTTGAACGTTTCAGCTACACGTCCTTACAATGCAGATTTCGATGGCGATGAAATGAACATGCACGTTCCTCAATCTATTCCTGCGGCTATGGAGCTTAAGTACCTTGCTAGCGTTCTTCGTCAGATCATCAGTCCTCGCACTAATTCGCCTATCATTCAAATCTTTCAGGATACACTAACTGGTTCATACCGCATTACTCAGCCAAACGTTCGTGTCCCCGAATATGTTGCTATGAATCTACTCGCACGAATGCGTCGTCCTCTTGCGTCCTATGTGCGTAAGAATAGTCCTCTAACGGGTCATGAAATTATGACCAATGCGTTTCCTATAATGAACTTTGATGGTAGCATCAAGGTTGAGAATGGTACCCTTATAAAGGGTGTTCTCGGTAAGGATGCATTCGGAAAAGCATCGGATGGTATCATTCATGTTCTTTATAATGATTTCAGTCCTCAGCGTGCTGGAGAATTTATTAACGACATTCAGAGTATTGTAACCAAATATAATTTGTATTCTGGATTTTCAGTAGGAGCTGCTGATCTAATTGCAAATGAACAAACTTACGATTTCGTAAATAAGACTCTTGCTGATGGCAAACAAAAGGTAGCGGATATTATTTCAAGTGTTCATGCGGGTACGTTTACTAATATCACAGGTCGTTCAAATGGCGCTGAACTTGAAAATAGAATCATGAATGCTCTGAAAGAAATTAACTCAAAAATTGAAGAAAAGGTTGAAAACAGTCTACCAGGCAATAACCGGATGGTTGAAATGGTAAAGTCAAAGGCGAAAGGTTCTAATTTGAATATTACTCAAATGATGGCTCTTCTTGGTCAACAGATGGTTGCTGGACATCGTATCAAATATACACTACAAGATCGCACACTTCCTCACTTTGCAAGATATGATCACGGTATTGAATCGCGCGGATTTGTAGAGAATAGCTTCATATCTGGTCTACGACCCGCTGAGTTCTTCTTTCACGCTATGGGTGGACGTGAGGGTTTGATTGATACTGCAGTAAAGACATCAGATTCAGGATATATCCAGCGTAAGCTAGTGAAAATGATGGAAGACTTACACGTTGAATATGACGGAACAGTTCGTAATATTAATGGCTCAATTTATCAGTTTATTTACGGAGGCGATGGAATCGACAGTATTGCAATTGAAAATCAACCTATTGAACTTGGAGTCGCTAGTATGGAACAGTTGTACAAAGAATTCGCAGCTTCTGTTGATGACTTCCGAGCTGTTATGAGCACAGATCCCGGTGAGGAAATTGATGATTTGATGGACCAAATTATTATGGACCGCGAAGTACTTGTTCGTGATGTATTCCGTTACATTAAAAAGACAGATGTATCTGCACCGGTTCACCTAAAGCGTCTACTTTCAAAGTACTCAAATCCATATGCAGTAAGGACTGATTTGACTCCTACGTATGTTGTCACTGAGCTCAAAAAGCTAACTGAAGAGCCAATGATCAAACCCAATTACCTATTCCACATTCTACTACGCTACTACCTTGCTCCTAAGAAGTCTATCATTGTAATGCGTCTTACACAGTCTATGTTTGATGAGGTTCTCAAAGACATTCGATTTAAGTACATGAAGGGAAAGGTTCATGCGGGTGAAATGGTTGGAACGTTAGCTGCTCAGTCGATTGGAGAGCCTACCACCCAGCTTACACTGAACACCTTCCACTCAGCTGGAACTGCTAAAGCAAATGCTACGCAAGGTGTTCCGCGAATTGTTGAGCTTCTGTCCGTATCTCATAATCCTAAAAATCCTTCTAATGTTATCTATCTTCGTCCTGAAATTGCTATGTCTGAGAATGCACTGTTTAACAAGACAAAGGAAATTCAGAAGACCACTCTCCGTGATATTACAAAGTCTGTTCGCATATACTATGATCCTGACCCATCTTCAAAGAATTCTTCAGTTGAGGAAGATCGTCAATTTCTAGAAACATATCAAAAATTCTCGGTTACGAATCAATCAAGTTGCAATTCTCCTTGGATTATTCGTCTTGAACTTGATCGCACTCAGATGGCTGCACGCGGTGTTATGGATATGAATATGATTGCAACTAAGATAAACAATAATAAAGTTCTACGTGTCTTTGAATGTGTATATACGGATACGAATTCTCCCGATAAACTAGCTATGCGAATTGCATTCCTACCTGACACTGTAAAGAATTCTCTATCTCTTCGGTTTATCGAAGAGAAACTTCTTGATACTGTTCTTACAGGTGTAGCAGGAATTGGTCGTGTCTATCGCCGCGATAATAACAAAGAACTCATTTACGATGAGAAGGTAGGTGGATATGTTCCGATGAAACAGATTGTTCTAGATGTGGATGGTACCAACTTGCTTGATCTTGCTACAATCGATGGTATAGATTCACTTCGTTCCTTCTCAAATGATCTTCATGAAATTCTTGATGTATTCGGAATCGAGACTGCGCGTCTGGCACTCTATCATGAATTTATGGAAGTATTCACAACGGAATACGTAAACTATCACCACATGATTACACTCATTGATGTAATGACTCATCCGGGTTACCTAGTAACAGTGGATCGATTCGGTATGAAGAAAAGCAATAATGGTGTTCTTGCTAAGTCATCCTTTGAGGAAACATCGCAAATTCTATTCGATGCAGCTATCTCTGCTGACTTTGATAAGATGAAGGGTGTGTCTGCAAACATTATGTTCGGTCAGAAACCTCCTTGTGGTACAGGATTTGTAGATATCCTTGTAGATGAAACCAAGCTACCCGAAGGAGCTGAAGAAGATATGTCTGTATTCGATTCAGATTTGAAAGCTGCAAATGTTGCGGTTGGTCAGGATGAAGATACAGGCCAATGCAAGATGGAGGATGTTCTTATGGAATGGTAAACTTACTTTGACGCAATTATAAATATTAAGTAAAGTGTGTCAAACATAAGTCTGAATAAAGGCTTAAACCATATAATAGCAAGTAACATGTTTCCATCACCATATCTGTCATAGAGGAATAGAGAAACGGCCCAAGCAATTCCTAATCCTGTCAACCATGCGCCGGTGATTTCAGACGATAACCAATAGTTATTATGGTCAATCTTGTTAGATGTCATGTAAACAATGACACCTGTTCCAATTATGCAAAAAATAACAAAGCCAAGGAAGGTTTTAGAATACATTTTTATTTTAATGTACCATACTTTATTCTAGTATAGCATAGATCAACCCAAATATGATAGCGTAGTAAACGCTGTCGTATATGTGTTTTAAAAAATTAAATTCAAATATGGAGGGTATTACTAGTTGCTGTATGCTAGGCCGGCCATGCCGCTCATGATACGGAGGATGTTGTAGTTGACGGCGTAGACACGGACATTCCAGGCGTCATCTTCACCAATCGTCACGGGCACTACAGCCTCTTCATCGTTAAAATCGCACCATTGACCATTGACACTCATTACGATCGTAGCCGTATCGATACGTGAGAAATTGCACGTGCCGCTCGGCTGGTGCTCTTCGGGGCGGAGTGCGAATGAATACATGTAGGCACCGGGCTGACGCTGCTTTTCGTAATCAGATAAGCCACCACGTACTACGCTAAAGGATCCAGTGTGGTGCTGGTAAGGCTGGACCTTGTCGAAGTAGGATCCCTCACGCTCCGTGAAGCGGTCCTGGCCGTTGAGCTGTAGCTTGGCTACCTCTACAGGGTTCTTGCCCTCGCAGCGGACACCGGAGTCTAGAATGACCTTGGCTAGGAGGTAGTTGACGCCAGACTCGAACTCCTGCGCGCCAGAGAGATCCTGGCTATCCGCACCGATGAGCGTCGCATCCTGCGTGGGGCCGCGGCCGAGGTTGGCCGTGGCATTTGAAATCTCCGTGCCGGCT